TTCCGTATAGTCGTAAACAGGTCTGTCTCCAAGTTTCTTTTGAAGTTGTTTTGCCTTAATAAGTTGATAAGCACCCATACCTAGTGTGCCTGCTAACTCAATAGCCTGCATATATGGGTTTGCTTTTGCTAAAGCGTTTAATCCTGCTCCTTCTGCCATGACTTAAATTTTTATCAAATATACAAATTTTTATTGTAGGATAGGCTCTGAAGGCACGAAGTTAACATTTGCCGAGAACAAAATCATTTTGTTTGTTGTCGAACTATTTGTTAAGCTGTGGTTTAGAACATATCCTCTTAACTCTCTTCCGTTTAATCGCTTTAATTCATATGGTAAAAAAGGATTAGGGTCTGACATATCTCTGAAATATTTAGAGACATAGTAAGACTCTTGATTTCTAAAATTGTCAACCAACATATTGGTAGACATACCTCCAGGATATTGGTTAGTTGGAGGTATAGTAGCCTGAACTTGGAAGGGCATATTTGACTGAGTCATAAACGTCAAAAACCTTTTTACTATTGTAGGATTAGCGTTAAATAAAAATTTAACATTTTGATTTACAGCATAGTTAAAAAATGTCAACTCATTGCCTTTATCCTCTTCAAATAATTTACCCAAAAAAGTTGCTGTAAAACCACCTGTAGTATACGCTCTATTTCCAAATTGAGTTGCAAATATCACAGGGTGTTGTGTGTAAGATGTCCATCTTTGTCTGTTAAATGAGTAGATAATACCATTAGTTTCAATTTCTAATGGTCTAGTTGGTAGTACATATAAAATCCCTTCAGATGCTTTTTCATCGCTAAAAAATCCTGGTGATACATAAATTGTTGTTTCGTTTAAACCTGAATTATAAATCCGACCAGTCACAGTAAATACGCCATTATTTCCAGGTAAGGCTCCAGTTATTGTAAATGTAGAGCCTATTTGAAAATCAGATACATAATTACCTCCTGATATAGTGATTGTGTATGGTTTTTGTATTTTAAAACCTGTAAACTGAATACCATTTTGTATCGTATCAATATTTGTTCCTGCAAACAAAGCATACTCACCATTTGATCTGTTGATGTGAGAAATTATATTAATAGATTCTCCATTATCTGATTCGTAACTCCTAATATTGTTAGTGTAATTTCGAATACCAACAGAAAACTTGTATTGACCATCGCAGATGTTAATTAAACCACCTTGAGTCGCTTGAACTACAGCGGCATTATAGAAGTCATAGAAGAAGATATTATTTTCAACTTTTGACACAGAACCAGGATGTATACATCCGTAGTCATCGTCATGAGGTCGAACACCTGCAAATGTTTTATCAGAAAGAATTACATTATTAGTTCCGTCTCCGTTAAGGGCAAATGCCTTTTGAATGTATACAGATGTAATTTTTTTGTCTTGGAACGCTTTGAGAGTGTCTCCAATTTGCATCAGTTTATTAATACCTCCATGCTCATCTTTCAATGTTACATTGTTAAAAAACTCTATACGGCTTAATCCATTAATTTGAGTATTGTCTATAAGAGCGTTAGTGTGATAAATAGATGCTTTGAGACGTTGTTGTTTAGCAAATGGCGAATACAAGGCTAAACGACCCTTATTGTTCCAATTAGAAACATAGAAGTCAGAATAGTGAGGGTCTTCACAGAACCAAGCGGCAACATTGTCGTTAGCGTCTCCAATATTTGCAGAACTTCCAACATACTGATATCCAGTTGACATTACTCTTTGACGAATATAAACATCTCCACAATTTAATATCACTTGACCAGGTGAAGTTCCGTAAACTTGTGGTATATCACCACCATGAGATCTTGTTGAGGTGTGGGGGTTTAATATTGGAAACTCAATACCTACTTCGTGCCAAGGGTCGTTTTGACTTTCTGATTTTGGCGTGTAAATTTCTATTTGAAAACCACCTGTGCAAATAGACCGAGATGGGTCAGTTCCTGAAAAAACAAGATATTCACCTAATAAGTTAGGGTCAAAATTATTTACAACAACAACTTCCTCTCCTTGAGGACCACCTGCTGGATCGTAACTAAGCACATTTAATTCTTGATTTAAATTAGATTCTCGAGTTACATAATTAGGGTAATATTGAGACTGGTCGTAATCAGATTCTGCCGTGCTTGATATAGAATACGAACTTGAATAAGTGTTCATAAGTATAGTAGCAGGGCTTACTCCTATTAAGTTTACAATTACAACAAAAGTAACATTTTGACCAGCTGTTAATGATATTAATTTTGAACCGTATATATTACTAAAATTGTAAGAAGATGATGATGCTGTTATAGTTGATGAAGCTATTAATGTTAAAGTTCCTGCGACATTGGCGTAAACGCTAGCAATAGCAGATACAGATGGAGTCCCAAATGAAATATTTACAGATGTAGTTACGCTAAAATTATATGTCCCTGTTAAAGGTGTTGTAAAAACTCCTGAAGACATTGTTGATCCAGGATCATAACTTTCAACAATATAAGGAGACATGATTAATCTGTATTCAGATGTAGACGGGATTTTCGGCACGTTTACAGGTCCTCCATTAGCAGTAAAAAGATTTATGTTAGTATAATTTCTCTCAAATAAAGCTCTTTGCCTAACAAAGCGAACAAAATCACCTTTTGACGGAGTTTGATTTATGGAAGCTCCTAAAATATTGTTTTTATAGTAATTTTCTAAAATGAGTTTTACCGTTGAATCGGCATTAAAAACAACCTCTTTAACAGATCTTTGTTGGAAGTTAGCGATATTAGTAGACGGCTTATAAACTATTTGATAAGTATCTGCCCATATTGGAGGTTGGTAAGAGGCGGCAATCGATAAAAGTATTTCATTAAAATATGGTTTCCTGTTTAATGCTAATGGACCATTTAATACAGAATCATCCAAATCAGTATTAAAAGGAACATAAACCTCTCCTGCTGGAATAGTTAAAACTGTCCCATCTCTATTTGCCCTGTCATAATACTGAAATGCAAACTCGTGTTTTGCTCCAGATTTAAATGTTCTTGTGGATTTGTTTTCACGAAAAACAATAATTTTTCCATTAGTAAATTGAGTTGCTTGCGTTTGAGTTCTGTTAAACCAGGTTTTATTTGCAATTTTTAATGTTGGGGATGTGACAGAAGCACTCCAAGATGAAGCCGACATAACTGTTGAGCTTATGCCTAAAGTTGATAAATAATTTCCTAATTCAACGCACAGTTGATTAATTTTTAGTAAATCCGTAGTGTAAACATTAGGATCTATATAAGGAACTTTAAAATAAATAGTTGGATCTGGGGATACGGAACTAATTGCTGAAGGTGTGTAATCTTTCAATTGAAGAACAACAATATCCCCTTCTTGGTATCTGTATTTTCTAAAACTATCTGTACGAGGATTAAAGGAAATATAAAAACCTTGATTTGCCAAGGTTCCAGTAAAATTGCTGTAAAAAGTAGCTAAAGGATATGTAAAAGATGTTTTATTAATTGCGTTTCTAGTTACTGAAAAAGTAACATCAGTATCTCCAATTTCTTGTTTATCATAACCCTCCACATAATTTCCTATTGCAAATTCATTAGAAGGTAAATATTCAATTGTTTTTGCTATTTGAGGTATTAGGTCGTAGTTTCTTTCAGAGTTGCTTATTGCAGGTCCAGAGGTTTCATTACTAAATATAACCAACTCCGAGGTATAATCTCCCCAACCTAATTGATTTTTGTCGTATTCTTTATATAAAAAAAACTCCCCTGTATTTCCTATACGATACGACACACGAATAATCCGAACTATTGAAGATCCTGTATCAATATCAATTCCTATTATATTATCTAAATAAGGGTCTGTATATACAGTTTGATTTATATATTCAGAGTAGTTAGGTAAAACTAATGTAGATATAGGAGACCATGCTGATTCTTCATTATCATCATATACATACTGATATCTAAATTGAAATAATTTGTTTTTTAAATTATTAGCGGTGCTACCACCAATCCCATAACCACATTGAGGAGAAAACAAAGGAGGGTGTTTAATCCAGTCTAAATTATTAAATGTAATCTCTGAATATCCTTCAGGGTCTGTACCACCCGACTGAGTATATAATATTGCCTTTTGTATATTAATCTTACGAGGAGGATTGAAGTCATTATTTTCGTAAGACCCAAAATAGTTATCTGTCCAATACAACAAGTTATTCACCACATTAGCATGGAATATTTGATTCGTCTTTTTAAAATTCAAAATTGAATCTTGAAGAATTAATGTGTATTGTGCATCTTCAACAGTATATCTCCAAATAGAATGTTGACCAATGTCGTTGAATACAAATAGAATCAATGCTTTGTGTTCTACATCTTCACAAGATCCTATTATAATATTTAGACCTGTTGGTAATTGAGAATTATCTTGGAGCATATTGCCAGTCATAGATTGCAAAGCACCTTCTGATGGGTTATTTACTCCATAGTTTCTAGAATACTCTGCATACCTATAATCCCCATTAGTGATAAGACGATCTTCATCGTCAGTATTCATACCTCCGTAAAAAAACACTCCTTGTTGATACATATCTTATCGTAGTTTTAATCCTGGAGCAGAGTAGTAAGCGTCTAAAATTTCGTCTATAGTGTTTCCTTGAGCCATCGCTGCATCTGCCATAGACTCTGTATAAATACGCTCCCTATCCTTTGCGTTAACAGGATATTTTTGTGGTTCGAATTCCGCTAGTTGCCAAATGATATAATTTCTCATTGGCTCAATGTAATAAGGTGGTACAAGAGTTTGAGAGTTCACGTCAACTCCTGTACTCAAATATTCTAAAACAATTTCACCTCCGTCAAGTCCATTACTTAACTGAATAAAAGTGTTAGTAGGATCAATTCTGTAGTAAGCCTCATTAAAGCCACCTCCCAACGCGAAAAGCGCAGGGTAATAAGTTCCTCTCCAAGTGTGGTTAATGAAGAACACACCTTGGTTAGTCGATTCTGTGTTGTTGTTGATTTGGTCAAAATTTGTAGCCTGCATTGTGGTAGGGATGTTCATGTTAACATCCAAACCTAGGGTTATTAAACGACCTCCGTAATTCAAAGCAATCTTTGAGTATCTCATATAATCTGCTGGAAGTGGGGCCTGCATTAAACTATTCACACGAATGTGAGCAACCTTCATGCAAGGGAATGCTGTTGTGCCTCTTACAACTTCCGTCATCCACTCAATGGCAATTTGTTCCACGCGAGGGATTTCGGCTGTCTGTCCCTTCAACCTATTTAAAGATGACTGAACAACGTATTCAATATTTTTAATTGGAGTACCTTCCATTATACAGAGTAGTTAGCAGGTCTCGGAGTGTTGTCCTCAACCGTATTGTTAATCACTTCTTCTGGTCTTACATCTGTCGCTCTTATTAATTCAATAACACGAGCAAAGATAGGGCCTACTGCCGTTGGCATAACAACCTCATCATCCTCTGCTGAATCTAAAAAAGAAGGGATGATATAAAATGTAATATTATCTGAGAGAGGTTTTCCTGTCCAGTTAACTTGTCTTCCTCTAACATAAAACTCAGGCTTTGCCATTTTCTTAATTGTCTTTAAGAATATGTTTTGATCCTCAGTCTGACGAGCAAAGTAGTTGTTACAACAATCATCAGTTGCATACTTAACACTTTTGTTTCCTGCAATAGGAGAAACAGGTAATGTACTTGTGTAATTTCCATTTGCACAACTCACACTAACCACATAAGGAGTTGCCATATTTTGTGTCAACTCATTATCCGCTGTCGAAGCCTCTTGGAAAATAATATCCAAAATAGCAGCAACGGTGTTATACTTATATCTTCCCAAGATATCGTTTGGAACATCGCCAGAAGCAAGACGCTCCTGTATTAATTCTATCAGTTGTCTTTTGGTCATGGCGTTAATCCTTTTTCAATTTCTAAAACTCCAAGTGAATTAAGGTCCTTCAGGTTAATCATGAAGTATTTAGTCAACTCATTTACAATATCGTTTAACACATCCGTTGTGTACTCAAACTCCACACTTATACTCGGGTTTCCTGGAGAGAAATTCGGGTTGCAAGTTAATGTAGCAGAGTTACTATGGGTAGTTCCTGGCGGTAGGTAATACGGCATTCCTGTGGCTGTTATGATATCGTAATCAAATACAGGTGTTTTTGGATATCGAACATAAGTCAAATTAATTGTTGGGATGCCTTGCGGTCTAACCAAAATCTTTTGGTTTTGTATTGTTGCTACAGGTCTTGCTAAACTTGGTGAGAATAGAGAGGTTGAAAGTCTGTATGCAAAATCCTTGTTAGACAGCATCTCAATGTGACGATAAATCTCATTAGATCCAGTCGGAGTATTCTCATAGTCATAGCGACTCGCTCTGCCGTATCTTAAATAGTCAGATGGTAAAACTCCGTATCCATAAGAGTCAAGAGGAAGTGGCGTGATTCCATTATCCCCAAGGGTAACTATGAATGGGCGAAGGTTATCAGTAATCTCTTGGTTCTCTTCGTACACCTCTAGAAAGTCATTGATCTTATCTATGTTGACATACTCAATAGCCTCGTTATAAATATCGGGAGTAATAAGGTTGCCATAAGCATCCTTACCTATCTTGTTGTAAACTTGATTTAGTATGTCGTTAAGATTCATAATCTTCTATTAGTTATAAACTTTAATGTCAACCTGTCCGTATTTTAAACTACAGTAGTTATTGGAACACTTACCCAAGTAGTCGATCCAGTCTTAATATACATCAATCCACCACCAGATATGTTTGGACAGCTTACTTTTAATCCGATAGGGTATGATGCAGCTGGGTAATAAAAATTCAATAGTGATTCTGAAAGCGCAGTAGCTGTTGTATTTACAGTCATCTCTTGAATATTGTACGGAGATGTGTTTGGTAAAGAAAAGTTATTAAATAAAGTTTTAGTACCAGGTATAAACTCTGCCTTCCAAAAATCGTTTCCAATATGAGTAAATCTTACGCTTTCTCCATAATTTACAAAGTAAGTAGAAACATATGAGTTGTACTGGTTTTGACTTATTTTAGCACCTCCGTCAAAAGAAGATACACGCCCTATTCCCTCCGTTGGATTTGTTGAATAGTTAAACACAGTAATAACTTTTCCTATAGCTGGATTACTTGGTAGTTTGAAGTAACTTAAATAACTTGACGCAAAGGGATTTACTTGATTTAAATCGTATGATAATAATGCAGGGGAGCTAACATTACCAGCTGCTACTGTTCCTATAGTAGAAGCTCCAGCCGATCCAGCAGGGCCTTGAGGGCCAGTAGGTCCTTGAACCCCTTGAGGACCAATAGCACCTTGAGATGCAAGTAAAGCCCAGTTAGAAGTAGCTAAGTTAGGAGCTGTTGTTCCTGATGTAGCTAGGATGCAAAAGTATGACGCTCCGTTGTATCCAACAGCATCATTTAAAACATAAGATGTACCTGACACCCAAGTACCTCTCCAAGTTAATCCAGCAGGACCTACGGGACCAGGAACTCCAGCAGGACCTTGAACTCCTTGAGGACCTTGAGGACCAGCAGGCAAATTATCTATTTCATTTTGAAGTGTATCAATTTCTTCTTGAATTTGCTCTAATATAGATAAGGTTGTAGAACCTGGAGTGTTAATCCAACGAGGAGTATTATCATCTCCACAAGAATTACATGAGCAAGAAGATCCGCAAGAACCTGAGCAAGAGCCAGAAGAACAACTGCAAGAAGGTGTATTACCTACAAGTTCGTTCATTTTAGTTAAATACTCATTTGCTTTTTCTGTGTTGCCACAAGCTCTCTCCATTTGATATTGAGAGTAATAAGAATTGATTAAAGTCAGCTCATTCGCATAACGAGGAGTTGAAACACCACAAGCTACATCTGAATTGTACGCTTGAGTTATTTGGTCAATACTACTATTAATAGAACATAACTGACCTACACAAGATACGTTGTGATTTAAAGTTTTCTTTAATTGGTATTTAATAACTAAATTATCATCTTGAGTATACGACAATTGAACATCCATAATAGCTGTCCACATTCCTGTTGCAAGTGTGTCTACTGTAAGTGAATAGTTACCTGTAGTAATTGGTGATTGCACACCTTCAGCAGGATTTACAATTGGACTAGGGTCAACTAAACCATCTGGATAGTACAAATAAATTGTGCGAGAAAGTATCTGAGGGTTTGTTGCGGTGCCAGAATTATCCCCATAATATGTGCTATCTGTAGCTGTGATTAATCCTGTTGGGTAATAATCACAATTATGCTCTACATTAAAACAAGCAGTTTTTTGAGTGGCACCTAGGTAAGTATATAAAACTGTTGTTACACCAGAACCCATTCCTGCAACTGTACTGTATTCAAATCTATAAGTACCTTGCAAAACATTAGAAGATGTATCCAAAGGCAAGTTGTAAAGTGCAGAGGTAGTTGACGCTGTAATAAATGCGTTGCTTAATGCACTTTTATCTAAAATTAGATTACCTGCTGGATCGTATACTCTTGCATAAATAGTTGCAGAGGGAGATGTTGCACCTTGATACTTTTTTGTAGAAAGGTTAAAGATAAGATTTGTAGCCATTTTTACTTACGAATTATACACAAAGATAAAAAAAATAGGGTACAAAATGTACCCCATTTCAGATTATTTATAGTTTTGGTTAAGATAAAGCCTTCTTGAGTTGATTATACAACTTCTTCTCCTTAGAGACGTAAGTAATCAAAAGGTTTTTCTCGTCAAATGGAATATCAGCAACGATAGTTTCTTTACCGTTAATTACCATAACTACCTGATCTCCATCCTCGTTTGACTTGAGTACACCAGCTGCAATAGCCTTGTTAACTAAATCATCGGCATCAGTATCAACTTCACTTTGAGTGAACTTTTTGATAACCATGTTTTTGAAGTTCTTGTTGCCATCCATTGTAGCAAATAACTTGGCTAATAGGATTTCCTTACTATCATCCTCTTCTACAGCAACATATGCACTAGCAAATGATTTCAACTTATCAAGTGACAAGTTTGATAAAGCAACTTTTGCGTTTGCTTCAGCAAGAACTTCGTTTGCTTTAGTAGATGCATCAGCGTGTTGAATTAAGAAGCGGAAAGGAGAAATATCGTTTCCTTTTAAACCGTTGGCAAATAACTTGCTGAAATTATAACAGAACCAAAGAAGTTCCATATCTTCAACAGGTTTAAAAATAAGTGATGTATCAACCACCATATTTTTTTCTGCAAAATAGGAAGATCCGTCACCGCGATATCTTGCCGGTTGGTTTGAGAATCTGATTTCTCTTTGTTCTCCTGTTTCGTAATCAACCCACTTGTTTACTAATAAAATGTTATGGGTAGGCTTTGAGAAAACAAAAGGAGATGATGGGTTATTAGTTTCAATTTTCTTAATAACACCCTCGTTATAAGTGATTCGAAGAATTTTGTTTTTATTCATGTAATCAGGAAACACTTGTCTCAACTGATTCAAATCCTCTTCATCAAGGACAAATTTTTGGCCATCTTGAAATAGCATAGTTATAGTTTTATTATTGTTATTATTTGTGTGTGTTTAGTAAATTGGGGAGAGAGTTTCCTCCCTCCCCTTTTTACATATTTTTAGACTAAGATTAGTCTGTGATACGAGTGAATTGCTCCAATGTGAAGAAGTCAAATCCAAGGTCAGATGACAAGTAAAGACGAGCAACGTCAGTTGGCCCAATCTTACGAGCAGAAGCACGACCATCGTCTGTGATTTCCATGAAGCGGCTATATCCATCCATCTCCTTGTAAACCAACTCGATGCGATTGCGAAGAACTCCTTCAGCGTCTTGAACTTTGTTCAATGGAATAACCCATCCGCGGCGGCGTAACTGTGAAGTTGTGTTAGCAGCAGTAGTTGCAGGGTCTTGCATGAAACGAGCGTTCTTTAATGCGAAGTTGTAACCATCTACGTTGATAGCGTTCCAAGAGAAAGTAGAGAACAAAGTCTCAGTTTGCTCCATGTTACCACCGAAGAATACGTCAGCAATAGCTTGAGTTGTAGCGTTAACCAAGTTAGCGTTTTGGATATAAGAACCAGAAGCACTATTCAAATCTTGCATTAACTCAGAATACAATTCGTTAGTCAACCAAGACAAGAACAAGTTACTTGAATAACGGCGGCTCATTACGTTAGCAATGGTACGGAAGTCAGAAACATCAAAGTTACCAGAACCACCAACGCTGTGAGTGTAACCACGAGAAGTGATTTCAGCATCAAGACCAGAGAAGGTTTGAGGTACGCTTGTGTTAGTTTGAGATTGTCCGAAAATCATTGACAAAGCAATTTGCTTGATCAAACGGTACTCAGCCTCGTCTTGACCTTCGTAGAAGAATCCGTTCATCTTCTTAGTCTTGCCATCTCCGTACTCAACTTCCATCCATTGAGGAGCGTTAGTTTTTTGAGTACCAGAAAGTTGGTAAGTCTCTTTGAAGATTTGAGTCTTCCAAGTGTACTTGGTCCAGAAAGATTGAGATGAAATTGGTTGGTCTGTTCCTTCATCCCATGCAGAACCAACTACAACGAAGATATCACCTGCTGTTGCAGCTGAGTTAGTTGTAGATTGAAGTGGGCGAATAGTAACAGCAACACCTGTAACACCTGTAACAACATACATTGGCAAAGTTGCAACGCTAGTGTTCATTAAGATTTGTCCAGCCTTAGCGTAAGTGTAACCTGTTGGTTGGTCAACGTAAGGGAAAGACAAGTTAGCAGGAGTAACAGCACCACCAGCAGTAATGTCAGAGTTAAATGTCAAAGACACACCTGCACCTGGAGCAGCAACTGTAGCGTCAACAACAACTGGAGCGTCATAAAGACCTTTCTCCCAGTGCCATCCAGTGATGTTTTGAACACCACGCTTCATTCCTAATCCCATCAAAAGTTGGAAGTCAGAAAGACCGTTATCACCGAATTTGTTTTTAAGAGTACGCAAGTAGTGAGGTACAAGCAACCCTGTGGTATACGAAGCATCGAATAAAGATAGCAACGAACCATTTAAACCTGATGACGAACCAACAGGAGTATTTGAAGTATTTCCAAAAGCCATTTTGGTAAAGTATTAATTAGTTAAAATTTTATTTTATTTTAACCTTTACAGTTGTCTTTCAAAGTATTGCAACAATTGACTCTTCTCGTTACTTCCACCCTGCTTTTCCGGTCTAGCAACAGGCGATCCGTTATGAAACTCTTTAACCGATTTTTCTAGGGCCTCCCCTTTAGCGGCTGTGATAAGAGATTTATAAATGTTTTTTGCTTCTAAATTCTCGATTCGACTCCGAATATATGTGCTTATAAGCTCAACACTTTGATCATCTGGTAGAGATGGATTTGAAGTGATAATATTAGTAATCTCTTTTTGGAGTTGGTTTCGGGTTTCCGCAGACACCTGCGCCTTAACCTTATACCCCTCAAGGTCATACTCTACCTCCTTCAAGTCGGTCAGTTTTTCAATTGTCGGCTTCCATTCCTGGACAGCCTTTGCAACAGTCTCTTTAGACTCGTTGTATTGGTTACGCAAAGATGCAACAAAATCTTTATTTTGTCCAATATTTTGTAATTTTTCTTCTACTACGGCAATGTTTTTTCCAATCTTCATCTTCATTACCTTTGGAGCGTCTTCAAAAGTAACGTCTGCGTAGGTATTGTTTTCGTCTGCAATTGCCTCACACAAGTCCTCAAATGTCATGTCCTTCAATAAATCTGGCTCTTGAATTACTTGAGCGAGTGCCATGACTTGAATTGGGTTTTGTTTAATTTCTTCAGAAGTTTTACCAACAAACTTATTGGCAACTTCTAAATCATTAACCCCTGTGTTTTTGATGAAAGAGTTTAAACTAGCGAGTCTTTCATTTGCAAATGGAGACTCTAACTCTTTGATTAAAGTTTCTTGTTGAGAGATGAGAGGTTCATACTCTTCATACTTTTTCGCTCTCTCTTCGTAAGTCGAATACTTCTGCTTAATAGAATCGATAGATTCAAAGTCTCCAAAAATTGCCTTTAAGTCTGATGCTTTAAATGTAGTGTCCTCTGTAATTACAGGATCAGGAGTAGCAATAGGCTCACCACCATCTGTAATAGAATCAGGCGTTACAATAGGCTCGTCTTGAGACGGCATCGGTTCTGGAGTAGGATTCTCCAAACCTAAAGCACTAAAAATGCTTGTAGGCGTTCCTTGTTCTTGATTTTCCATATTTGTTATTTTTGTGTTTATGCGCTTGGTTTGCGGAACTTACCAGTAATTTCTGTACCAGTCTGTTCCTGTAGATATGCCTCTGCCTTAATCTCTTCGATTGAACCTTGAGTTTCAGCAGCAATAATCATTTGCTTTTCTTTAATTCTGATGTTAGAGAGGGCAGCTTCTTTCTCCACTTCAATCTTCGCAGCCATTTGAAGAAGTTCCATCTCACCTTTCTGTTTCATCAATTCCAACTCTTGTAGAGATTGTGCTTGAGCCTGTTGGTTCTGAGCAGCCATCTGATCGTTGTACTGACGCTTCTTACTGCTCTTGTATGTCAAATACCATGTAGCTTCTTTCAAACGACCTTTTTCTAACATCTCAAGAATCATAGTGTAGTCAGAAAGTTCTATCTCTGGCATTCCGTTACGACCTACCTTCAATGCTGTCTCAGCCGCCTCTGCAATTTTAAACTTCTGAGTTGCCGATATCTTGTTGCTAATTGAAATACCTAACTCATCCAACGTGAAGTCAGCGGCAGGCATCATGTACTCTATTGAGTTTTTACCAAAAACCTCTTCGTAGTAAGCCTTTACTTCGCTGTCAAAACGCATAGTTGTCATGGCACGAAGAGCAATGTTCTGACCCATCTTAACCTTCAAACGCTCTAACGCTTGTTGCAATGGCCACAATGCATTGTTGGTAGCCTCAACTTCCATCTCAGCAATTCCAACTAACTTTTCTCCTTTTGCAGGAGATCCTGCCATCGTAGGAGTAATACCTGTGATTTGCAATAATTTCTCTACATCGTGTTGGTACGCTAGAATCCATTCAGATAGTTGTTTACCAATACCACCCTCTAACTCTTCAAAAGACTTGTTGGTGTTAACCTTGCCCCCAAGAAGAGAAGATTTGTAGAAGAAGTTACCTGTATGAGAATATACTTGAACGAGGTCAAATGGTGTGTACATTGAACCTGCAATACTATTAATGTTTAACGCTCCAATATCAATTGCAATACCCTTTGGAGCAGCGGCTAATTTAGCTGCTTGTAGTTTAAGGTGATTGATTTGAAGAGAGTCGTAAATTGGAATAGCAGTCTCTGTAATTGACTTGCCTGGTATTTTTTCAAAACGATAAGAGATTTGAGGCTTTTGTTTGCTCACTCTCTTCATGTTCTTTTGCTTACCACCCACTGTGATGTTTGCTCCGGGAAGGAAGTAACCTTCGTAAATAACATGGGCATCAACAATTACAGTTTTCTTCTTGTCTGTATTTACATATTCCCCAAATTTGTCTGAATAGAATGTGTGAATACCATCACGATCTTTCTTTTTGTAGAATTGAGTGTCTTTTGAAATGTATTCAAACTCAAGAACATCTACAAAGAAATCATCGTAACGCATACGGTCTGTAATAGTGTCACGTTGTGCGTACCAAGACCAGCCATATCTGTCATTAGAGTATGTTAAATCAAATGCCCACTTAGCAATTCTGTTAACTTGTTTCTCAGTATCTTCCTCACTCCATCCATTTTGGATGAGCAAGTCACGAACTTGAGGAATGCTATATTTTTCAAAGTGACCTGCGAATGGAGTGTTATCCCCTTGAGAGTCATCAGTCCAAGCGCAAATAAACTTAGTTACGTCAACATACTTAACCTTTGCCATACCTGTATGAGCATCGGTGTAGTCTTTACAAACCATAAAGTTGAAGTTAATCGCATCGTCTTTAAGTTGACGCTCAATTTTACCCCAATCGCTATTTGTAAATCCAAACTCAATTAACTTCTCTAGAGTGATTTCAAGGTTTTGTTTAAAACCACCAAGACTTTCAAAAACATCTAACTCTACGTTATTCTCAGGAAGAAATTCACCCTCACCAACTTGAGGCATTCCAATTTCTTTCATCAACGGTTCCATTTTAGACTTGACATATAAAGTTGCCTTATCTAAAGCTTTCTTGTTTTTAATCTCTGGATTAATACAGTCAACTTGAACACGCTGATTGTCAGTACCTATTACAGAGTGGATAATTCTTTTTAGTTCAGGAGCAATTGAGAAAATCTCAAAGTTCATGTTGGCATACCCTTTCCTGCGAATACGTTGCGCCTGTGGATTAGGACTAGATATACTTGACTTCTCTTCCCCTCTTTGAATCCACATATCAATGTACTTCTGTTGGTTTTGTCTTCCCTCAGAATAGTTTCTTATCTCAAAAAGACGAGCAATATCTTGTCTACCAAAATATGTTTTGTTATTTTCGTAACGATAAAAAATAGCACGACCAATTTGTGACAACCAGTTGTTGTCTTTCTTTTTAGGATCGATATCATCCTTTGGCCACAAGATAGTATATTCGCTCATACTTTAATAATAATCAAATGTATCAAAAAGTTTTGAATCTATATTCATAGATTGCTCATTTAATTCTACAAATTTAGGGTAAACTGACTTACTTCCCAAAAGTGCATAGCCTCCTGCCGCAAATAAATCGTATTTTGTCATTTCCTGTTTACCATCGATATTAGCACATTCATCTAAAATCTCGATATGGTTTTCTCCTTCCACACCATTTTTTAGGTAATGTTCCCAACTATCAAAGATGTCTTGCTTTGTAGAATTACTCGACCCGTCTGTGGTAATCCTACCAGGCAACGGCTTTCTGAATCCATTTTCATCCATGTCGTATAAGAGATAGCCTCTTAATCCCCACTCTAAAAATTTCTCGTACAAGAAGGTAATGTTCATCTCGGGATAGAGCATCGCTCCAAAGAACATACAAGCCTTTGCCATATCATCACAATATTCCTCCCTTCCAACATCTCTTTGTTTGTAAGTGAGTACAAACTTATCTGATGCCCACATACCTCTCGGCTTAATGAGTAGTCCTGTATCCCCATCAAGGTGTTCATCCTTTTTGTAATACATTGCACCTGCGTTGTAAGACTTCTTCTTACCGCTTACCTCTTGAGACTCATACTTGGCAGGGTCAGCTCCCATAACAAACTTGTTCATAACAGTCCATCCTGGCTTCCAAGATTCTAGTTCAGCATCCCACTCCTTTATGTTTCTTGCTCCTGACGGTGGGAGATAAGAGATGTTAAATTTACCCTCATCATCTTCTACCAATTTTACGCGAGAGCATCTTCCATTTTCCCACTCAAAGTTATATCTGCGAGTCTTGTGTTTCTCAAATGTCAGCTCTGTAATTCTTTTTCTTATCTTGAGTACAGGAAAAGAAGAGTCTTTTGATGCCGACATAAAACATTCCTTCAATGTCATCGGGAAGTTTTGCATCTCCTCAATAAGACCTGTTTGGTCTCCGTTCATTTCAAATGCTCTGCGCTTGTTTTGGAGGTATG